GGAGCCTTTATGCTCCATATCTTCTTTTGACGCAGGTATGCGTAAAATACCAAATTTTTCTACCCTGCACAAGGGGGGCCTTACTGAGCCTTTGAGGATTTGCACCCGATGGAATTAAGATCAGTACGTTAGTTACACCTTCGTTATAGGATGTACGTCAAGCCATAGACGTTAAAATGCACACTGACAACTTTCGTTTGGCGACTTTATAACTTTACAAAATGACCAATGAACACAACAATAAGAAACAATGGTCCGCCGGCTTCGGAACCGGCTAGTTATCGCCTAATTAATAATGAGTAATGTACTCTTAGATCAGGGACTGCCTACAACTACAGTCCAGGATATGAAGAAAACTGTCAGACAGGCAGGTCAAGAACAGTCTGCAGATCCTTATACCGTCTCATCACAGACTGTATTTCTTCCTACGATTTACTCTGACCTTATGTTTGATCAGAAAAACATCTCAACCACACGCAATTTGGTTCAAAGATGGGAACTCACTCCTTCTATTAGTGGAGTGAATGGCACCATATATGAGGTTAAAATTGATTCGAGTTGGGTATTTGATAATATCAATCGATTTAAAGTGTCACGAGATTTCAATGTTTATAATGATTACATTCTATGTTTGGAATTAATGTTGAACGGTTCTCCCCAAACTTGGGGTTCGATCTTTTCAGCATTTTGTCCACATGGTTTTAATCTTTTTGAACCTTTAGATTACTTGTCAACTTTGGAAATCCTTAATACCCAACAATACATGATTCAACCTCTACACGTAAATTCAAAACGCACGTGGATGATCCCTACTGACAAACCATTTGACCATTTTAGAAATTCTGATGGCCATCCCGATACGTTTATTTTAGGAACCTTTACAATTAGGGTTCTTAATACAATACGGTCCACATCAACAACAACAAGTTCTCCTGAACTTCAGTTGTGGGCCTCGGCGTCAATGACATATGGTGGTACCATATATAACGGATCTGTTGCAATATAATGTTTATAGCAGCAGCAGTCAAAGGAATTGCAGATGCGTTCAACAAGTCTTCTACGGCTGGTATGAACCTCATGCAATATTCACAATATGGTCACCCTATGTATGAATCCGTTCAACGAGGGATTAGGGCTAATGAAAATGCACAAGCAGGTCTTAGTCAGTTTTCAAATTTAACAGCTTCAGCACATGCAAATGCAGTTAATAATACAGCTGGTATGTATGTACTTGGATCCTCGTAACTACGAGGGCAACTTTTGGAATCAATTGATGCTGCTCGAAATGAGAGAGCTGCTGCACTTAACACCAATGCAGTGCGTATAAATTCACAAGTCGGACAGCAGATTAATAATGCTACTAACGCTAATGCCGAATCGCAAGTAAAGTATCAGTCTGGGATGACTATTGCCCAAAGTATGTTTGGTGTTGCTGGTTCAGTTGGAATGCTTATTTTCGCGGCGACAAAAGGAGGAAAGCCCGAAAATTTGCAATCCGGAAACAACAATATTACACCAACTTTGAGTAATGTCAATGTCAATATGAATACCGGTTATTCAGGAGGTTCTCGAGCCAATGTCACTAGTGTGGGTACCACAAATACTCTCAATAGTGAGATTGGGCGAGCAAATGCTACTATTAATGAAGCATATAATACTTCCCTGAATACACAGATTTATGGACAATCCGGAGAAACTTTCGACGCGCATGGTTCAGGTACTGTCTTAACAACACCACCTAGATATTCAACCTTGCAAGTACAGGAATACTTGAGTCAACATGGACAATCTATGATGACTTCCCCAGCTACAACAACAGCCTGGGCTAGTGAGCATGGTCAAGACTTTAGTCATTTTAATGACTTGTCTGAGCCTGTACCCAGTACTTCTACAGGAGGGATTACTAAGGCAAGTGTTGTTAAGGGTCCTGAACCCTTTACATCAGCAGGCAAAGCAGCTGTCGAGTCACATCCGGATTTTCTTAACGTACCCGATAGCATGTCTAGTGAGACGCAAAAACAAAGCGATGAGCCTACTGCTAGTACTTCACAGACGCAGCCGGAAGAACAACCAGAACCTAGTATTTCATGATGAATATTACACCAGTAATGATCACTGAAGATCCTAATCCCACAGCTTCTACAGCTTGTGGTATGCTTGGGTTCACTCCCGCTGGAACTATGAATGATTGGCCTGGCTCAACGATGCCTTCATCAGCGATGCTTGCACGACCCGTTCTTGAAGAACGCTTGTCCGTTCCTATTTCTACAGCTAGTGATACCCTCATTAAGCGTATGGAAAATATTCTACCATTTGGTAATGATGGACAGTGGCGAATAATGCCGCTTGCATTATACCAATACGTTAACGGATCAATAACTTTCAAGTTTCAGGCAATGTGTACTGCTGAACTTAAAGGAATTTTTGCATTTCATATTTGGGATTATCCAACAGAGCATATGACAACAACTTCAAGTAGAGATGTGCATATGAGGAATCGTACAGAATTTTGGAACCTTGAAGAAGATGGTCCTGAGTTTTCACTTACTATAAACCCAACATCTAGATTTGGAACCAAGAAGAGATTTGATCCCATGCAAGATCGAACTAGTTCAAGTAATACAGATGCTAGAGCAGATATCCTGTTCTATACTCCCGATGATACAAGCACCCCAACTTTGTGGCAAGCTTTCGGTGAGTTTCCAAAGCATGGTGATACCGATCTTAATACAGGAGCCACTATGGAGATTTATCTTCACTCCAAGTTACAGTCAACAATAAATCTACCAGATACCGTTGATATAAATATTTGGACTAGTTACGCGAATCTTGGGCTTTCGTTCCCAAAATCTTATGCAGAAGCTAAGAATGATGTCAACGACCACTACACATAATACTAATGTGGTGGCTGAACAGCCCCAAGAGCAGTTGCAGGCGTATCCTATTGCGCCTACCCCTGAACGGTCTTCAACCGCACAGGGTGTGACTATGCTTAATAGTCCTGCAACTCCCGAGATATTGTTCGGAACTCTTAAACCAACTGGTTCTACTATTATAATCAATGGAGGAACTAATGGAAGCTCATTGCCTCTATTTGCATGGCGTGTTACACCATTCATACCTACCCTTGTTCCATCAGCAGCTCATATGGATAAAATTGCCACAGCTACTGTGACGAAAACAAGCACAGCTTGGGAAGCTCATACTATAGCAGACCGGGTTGCTTTTCACCATCCATTTACACCATTATCAGATATGGAGACCCACTACCCTGCAAAGGGTACTGGAACTCTTAAAAATGGAGTATTTCCAACTCGTGGCATTTGTTGCCACCAATATGGTGAAGAACCCTTGTTTTCTAGATGGGCTAGATCACATCGTGGTTGGAGAGGTACTATTTGTTATGCATTTAGAATGGTGGCGAACTTCACATCACAAGCCTATTTTAGAATTATGGTTGTGAATGGACGTCCCAAAGCTAGGGTTTATGATTCGAAAATACCAATTTCAGTTTTGCCAGCATATTGCCGGCTGTTGAATGGTGTTAGCGATTTTGCAAGCAATGGTTGGGTCCGTATTGATGCCTCAGAGAAGAAACATTTTAATATAGAGGTGCCTTATGAGCGTCTTCAACGCTATGAGGATGAACATCAAAAATCCGTGACTTATTCAACACGGGATTACAATACGGAACAATTCATTGTAGTGCAAATAGCTGGACAATTTACCTCACAATCAAATGCTCAGATACAAATAGAGGTTGAATATGGACCTGGAGCTGATTTTAAATTGTATAAACCAATTGGACCTTGGTGGATATTCTCATATGCAGCAGACCTAGTAACCGACTATGGTGAAACTGACTCAAAAGGAGTAATTTGGAAGCGGTTTAGAGACGCACGGAGAGTCTCATATATCATAGGAGACCATGACGTAGCCCCCAGCACTTGGCCCCGAGCACGCTGGGATGAAACAGTTGAACTCGTTATTAATAATACCACTTATACATTAGTGGCAGGAATTGAGAGTTCTCTTCGTCTTACAGACGATGTAAATAAATTGATCATTTCACCTTATGATCAAGGGGCGCCTACTAAGGCAGAAGCAGTGAAGGACATAAATCGTCGAAAGCCACTTTTTCTCAATGATGCCCACTGATAACACATGATTATAAAGTGTGGACTGCAGTCTGGTGTCTATAACACGGCTTATGATTTTCACAATTCTCGTGAAAACACGGCTAACGGCAGTTTACGGTGGTTCTGACTTGATGGTCCAAGACGGATTATGGAATTTGTTGTAGAAGCCAGCTATTACAAGTCTGTAGTAGCCATATGGAAATTATTACTATTTGATGGTAAGCGTATTACACGGAGTAGTCATCAGGAAGGCTCTGAAACGCCCGTCAACACGTAATCCATTTATGGGGGGGGAAACCCTGCACCGTGTGAGACAGCTATTAGGAGTAAACCAGGAAGCTATTCACATGATATCCTACGGGATTGATTGTATTACCGGATAATGGTTCTAGTTGAAATATGTGTGAACGGAGGAGTGATGGGACAACCATGTCTCTTAGTTAAGATATGGTTTTGGACTGTGCGCCGATACAATGTACGGAGCGCGCACCTTTGGCCACCAGGCCGTTGGTGTGGATCTCGTAATTTTAACTTGATCGCAGTTCAGGCGTGAGCTACCGCCCCAGCCCTAACGACAGGGGTTTCCCCAGGGCAGGAGGCAATTTAACCCTTTTCTTTTATGCAGACAATAATAATGACTTCTACTACTAGCTCTATCCCTGCTGAATGCGCTATGCTCAAGCAACAGAGTAATCCAAGGTCAACACTTCCTGGAGCGAATGAGGATAAAGAATTGTGGACGAACATGGATAGACCTCTGACACCGCATACTTGTGAGAAATGTGAACCTGTTGATCCTGTAAAGGGTAAACAGGCTAATGAGAAACTCAAGAAGATAACATCTGATACAGTAGCTAGGCGGCGAGAGGCAATTAGGAAACGATTCGAGTCTAATACACAAACCCCAAAAGTTGTTGCATGGAAAACTGTTTCCAAGGATAGTCTTCTTAGTGAATATACTAAATACTGTCATGGAATGCATACATTTGAACCACAGGCAGCACATAAGCGGTATGAGGAAATGCGTAAAGCACACTCAGAAGTTATGGACAACACAGAGCTTGAGTGGGACTATACGTATGGTTCTCTTTCACCTGTAGATGAGGCTGGTTATGGATTTGGTTGTGGTATAGCTAATTATACTAAGGTTATATTCTTTGCAGCAAAGCTAGGAGCCTTTGAAACAATTGAGGAACTTCAAAACTTCTATATGAAGTTGGAGCGTGAGGAGAATCCTTGCCTTGATATTGGACCAGATAGACCTAAATTGTCATACTCAGATACGCTAAAGTATTTTGTAACCCAAATGTGTGCTGGTCTTAAATTTTCGAAGACATGCTATGAAGCAGCTAAATTTTCATTGAACGCCATGAAGCGCAATAGCAAACAGATGAATGCCTTTGCGTTCCGTTATCTAGGAATTGTGTTTCTAATGAATTCTGGAGTTGATAATACAACGGACTGGAGTAAACTTACTACAGCAACCGCTTTTGCTCACCAGGAATGGACAACAAGCTCGCTCATCAAACGGGCTAAAGAACTTCAGGATAAGGATGAGTCTGCTAAACTCAAAGATATACAAAAGGAATTGGTCAGACGTTGTAGCCCAGAATATGCTGATGCATGGTTGCGACTAGTCAATAGTCCAACTAAAAATCAACACCATGCATGGCAAAACCGTATACGCACGGATCATTGGTTGAGGAGTTACATTAAGGAAACAAGGCAAGTACAATCAAATCATGCAATGCTTTGCCAATTGTTACATGTTTATATTCGGTATAGAGAGAAAATAAATTTGATTCCCTATAATGTATACATTTATTCAAAGTTCACCATACCAACCGAGGCAGAGGTCAAGATAATCCATGACCTTTTTCCCTTTGAGGTAACTCTAAATGCTTTGGCGACGAGTGACCGCAACACCCAAGGAACAATGGGGAAAGGAGATAAGATTAAGAATGATAGTGCTGGTTCAAGTAAAGATACTAGTGATGGACCCAGTGACGGGGAGGACGATCATTATGCGCTCTTCTCTGATAAAACTCTTGATCAGGTTGAAGAAGTTGTAGATAGTTTTGCAACTCCTGGAAGAACATATGCTTATTCAGATCAAGCAATTATGGTACAACCAGATGCTTTTCTTGTGCCTAATGAAGCAACATTTGCTGATTTTCCAGCTCTTGCAGCAACAGCTGTTAAAGAACTTCAGGATACAACCGCGGATTTGCGGCCTATACTTAATGAAATCAAAGAGCATAAAACCACAGAGATGTTAAATGGAGCAGTTGAGAAGATTAACAAATTGTGTGATACAATACAGGGACCAATTAATTCCCTTGATAAGCTTGTTCAAGGTTTAGATAACCCAAAGATCAAGAAGTTTATGAACACGCAGGTGGAATCAATTACAAAGTGTATGAGTAAGAATGAGGATGTTGCAGTCATATTAAAACCTTTGACTGCTATGATTCGAGCTTACATTCCAGAAGTTATTTTGGAGTGGCCAGGATTCAAGGATGCACTTGAGAATTTCCCTTGGTTTACCATGTTACTTTCATACATGGCGTACCAGAAGACAACAAACAAACTGGCTCGGTCAGTAATTATTGGAAACTTCCTTGTGCAATTAGGAGGTGTGAAAGTTATTACAACAGTTTTGAAAAATATTTCAGATTGGATTTTAACAGATACAAAATCTACACAAGGAACCTCTGGAGAGGATTCAATATTTTCATACATTACTGATCCAATATCACATGCTTGGGAGTACCTTAAAAGTAATGGTCTTCAAGTTGGAATGATTGGTGCAGCTTTAGCTGGCGTATGCGCCGTTCTAGGCTTAGCTTGGAGTAAACATGATAAACGGGACGAAACAACAGCAGCTCGTCTTGCCACTACACTCAAGGAAGCAGGTTTCATTTCAAATGGAATCCGAAATCTTGGACATCTTGGGAAAAGCATAACTGAAGTTGCAGCCACATTTTTCAGTTGGCTGTATACAAAAATTACAGGAAACGAGTGGGTCAAACCAGAAGACGGACTAGTACGGAAAATACTAGCACTCCGCACGATTCTAGATTTTTATAACTCAGATGCAGGTAAAACCCAGATGTATAACCATGCAGAACATCGAGAGTGTGCAAAAGGTCTAATCCATGAAGGTGATGTTTGTATGGGGCAAATTTATGCTCTATCAGATAAGCGTATGACAACTCATCTTTCTAACATTATAGGTCACGACTTGTCAACACTTAAGAAATCATACTTTACAGCAGTTGAACTTGCCGCCAATCGGCCAACAGAACGGATAACACCATTTGTAATAGCTTTTGTAGGTGAATCTGGTGTAGGTAAAACTGAAATGACTAAAGCTCTAGGTCGGAAGATTAATAAGGAAATTTTTAATGCAGAAGATCCTGAAAATCTAGCGAACTGGAATCCAAATGCGGATTTTCAGGATGGTTATAATGGTCAAAAGGTTGCTATTGTTGAAGAGGTAAATGCCATACAGACACCCGAGGCTGTTGCCCCTTTGCTCCAATTGTTTTCATCAGCACCTATGGTTGTTGATAAAGCAAGGCTTGAGGATAAAGGGCATGCAGTTTCAGCTGAGGTGTTTCTGACTACATCAAATACGATCAAAACAGTGGCAGAAAAACTTACTGCACCCTGGGCTATTGACCGGCGAAGAAATATTCTTATTGAACCGCGAATTAAAGCATCATTCAAGAGCGGTAAAAACGCCAATATTCAAAAGATCAAGGAACAGCGTGGAGAAGATTCAAAGAATTTTGTACATTGTGATTTCTATATTTTGCATCACGATGGAAAGGATGTGAGAGGTGATAATCACCCAATATTTCATGTCACATACCCGGAATCACACCCGAATAAAGGGAAAAAGATCTTTAAGGGATCCTCAAATCCATTGTCATGGCCTGATGTTGTGGAACTATCAATGAGCTTGTTACAACACCATCGAGCCGTTGAATCAGAGATAACACAGACACATCCATTTAAGAGATCAATTGATAACTTGAAGGTCATTGCTGATATGATTCAAATGGCACTAGCTAGACCAGAAAAGTTGTGGGGAATAAACACATCTATCAAGGAGGTTCGAAGGAGAGCCATGGCTATGATGGTTGCACAATATGATAAGATTCAGACACAAATCGAGCAACTTAATGCATATAAGTTGACTCAGAATGTTCCAACAATGCAACCGTTACCTAAATTAGAGGATTTTCTTGGTGAGGAGAATACTGAGGGTACTGCCGCTCAGACAATCCCATTTATGAATGCCAAGAAAGAGATACATTTGGCACACCCCAAGTATATATCTAGCGAGGGGGTCCAAGCACAGGTTAACGACATCCTACCGCGTTCGGTTGTATCAGAGCAGTTTGAAGGTCGGGGTCCTGAGTATGACCTTAGGGTTCCTGCCATTATGATAAAGGATGTTAGGAATGTTAAGACTGTTGCAGTATCTATGGATGTAGATTTCGCGCGAATGGTTGGTATTTCGGCATTTGGAACTATCGTTTGGCGAGGCCAAGATGATTATAGTCTTGAGGAAGTGAAACACCAAGATTGGTTTAAGCGATCTCTTCAATATTGGAATAATCTTACCATGGAACAAAAACTTACATTCTCCGACTATGTTGAGGACAAGATTGAGCCTATTGTCTCAAGCCGCACGTTCTTTGTGAAATACTGGTACTCAGCTCGTAATTTGTATAGGGAATTTTCACTCAAGTACCTGTCACCAATTGCAGCATTTTTTAGTCTCAGTGCTGAAACAAAGGCGTTTATGCGAGTGCTGTTTGGAGTGATGTTGACAGCAATATCACTCACTGCGATTGCTGTAATCGTTGAGCTATATGCTCCGGAACCAACATATCGTGGTACCATGAATCCGTATTCGGGTACAACAGCCAGCACAAAGGCAGCACAAATTGCAGTTACTGGTATTCCACAGAAGGTTGCTCGTTCAGCAATTGGAACATCTACTGGGATATTCATGGAAGCCCCAACAAATAATGTCGAAGCAATTATTAGCAAGGTTTCACGGAATCTGAGACTATGTTATGTTGGAAACGACGCATTTCAAGGGATCTTTTTAAAGTCGAATATTATGCTTATTCCTGCGCATTGTGCTATCTCTGTTAAAGAGGCAGGTTCAATCGAAATTTTTGACGCAAAGAGTGGAGAAACAATTATGTATGAAATTGAACCACGAGATCTCGTCAGTTTAGGTAAAACTAAGGATCAAGCACTTTTACATGTTAGAGATCATACTATGATGCCTGACATCACAAAGTACATTCCAGAAACATGTGATGTTTTTGCTGTTAAGCAAGCACCTATTTCAGTTGCTGCATATACAACATCAGCAAACAGGAAACAAGTTATTCTTCGTGACACTAGGTATACAGGTGATATCAATCCTGAGACTAACTTCAAGGTAAATAACACCACAGCAATGGGAGACGCTCTTTCTTATGAGGCACGTGCACCATTGGGTTCAAGTGGTGGAATGGTTTTTACACTTGCAAACAAAGAACAAAACCACCCACTCTTTGCGATCCAATCTGCACGTTCAAATGGACTTAAGAACAAGTCATTCGTTTCTATCCTAAATAAGCAAGAGCTTGTTGATCTAGCTAAAGAAATGCTTGAAGTTGAGTATGAGAGAGATCAAGAAATTGCTGATACAAATGTCATTGGCACTAATGTTACACTCCCCCCTGTATTTACAGATGGAGTGGTATCACTTGAGTATGTAGGTGAGATTGAAGACCCAAAATATATTGCATCACCATGGAACTCACTTGGTTACATAAAATCGCCCATCTACGACATTGTGAATCGGTTTAACTCTGAGAAGCGCCAACCATCTATCATGAATCTATCAGATTCGAGATGGCGCAAATTTGAAGGTGTTTTGGTTGACCCAATGCAACATTCCATTCTCAAGACAGCTCGAGATAAAGTAATACACTGGTCGCATGAAGAGATTGACATAGCTATTGATGCAGTTTCTGATTATATGAAACAAGTTTTGCAAGTAACTAAGCGACCACTTAAGGTTTTAACGATTGAGGAGGCTATACACAGTGATGAAAATCGTATGAATCCACACACGTCAGCTGGAATGCCATGGAAAGCACGCATTAACATGAAAGGTAAGGAGGGTCTATTTCGGTTTTCAAGTGACCCTGATTCTCCAGGCACAATTGAGTATATTAATCAAGCATTTTATGATGAATGTGTATACACCAGAGCTGCATATCAGAAAGGGTTAGTGCCACCCTCACACACTTATATTTTTGCAAAAGCAGAGCTGAGACCTATTGAGAAAATTTGGAAAACTCGATCAATTGATGTGGTCTCAGCAACTACAGGAGTCGTATTTAGACAGTATCACCAAGATCTGACAAATCGTATGATTCTTCTAGGAGACGGAAGCCATCCTTGGACTTTTGGCATAAATCCAAATTCGTATCACTGGCAAACGATGGCTACCTATCTTAAGGCAACAGCACCAGATCACATGGAACCTAAATGTTTTGACTTGGACATCTCAAATTGGGATGGCCATATGACACAACAAATTGCTGTTGCGGTTGCACGCATATGTTCAAATTGCTACGGTTCAGACGAACTTGTTCGGAAAGCTATGGCTATGGAAATGATAGGTTCTTACTCAGCCTTTGAGCGTCATGTCTTTAAGAAAACACGAGGCATGTGCTCAGGCTGGCCAGGCACAACACTGTATAATACCATTGGCCATATCCTTATTGGATACATGATCTATCGGCGCATAATGCTTGCTGGCAACCAAACAGATAAGCTAACATTCCAAGACTGGCTTTTCTACACCTGCCCTCGCTACTATGGTGATGACAACATCACTTCGGTAAGACCAGAAATACAAGGGTTTTACAATGGAGTCACTGTATCGCGCGAGTATACTCGGGCAGGACTTCCTGCAACACCAGGAACAAAAACAAATCAGTTCACAGAGTTCCTTCCACTCTCAGAAGTTACATTTCTCAAACGTTCATTTGTTTGGGATTCTAACTATGGGATTTGGCTCGCACCACTAGACAAAGGAGTTATTTATGACATGGTACGTTGGATCAGAGTGAACAACAAGAATCTAGTTTTGGCACAGTTTGTTTCCAATTTTTACGATGCAAGGCAAGAAATGGTTTCACATGGCCTTGCGGAATACACTGTGTTCCAAACACTAGTTCTCCAAGCCGCACAAAATGCTGGATTGCATATCTATATCCCAACAATTGCATATTCAGACATTATGAGGGAACGGCTATCTAACTATTATGGCGCATAAGCTTTCCCCAGTTTGAGAGTCTTTTTCAGTACTATTTTTTTATGCTTGAAAACTTAAGCTTATGGTTGGAAAAGGAGATATGGGTCTCTTAGGAAAGAACGTAAGACGAACCCTTGCGACTCAGATAGAAAGTACATTAAGGAAATCGCTGAGGGCGGCCCGCTTCACGGGTGGTCAACGCAATCATATCCGCGGATAAACCCATTTTCAAATGATTACAACTGATATCAAAATTGTAATATCACGTTTCGCTAGATCTCGCTTTTCAAAAGTCGAGATCTAAAAGTAATTATTTCGAAAACAACCCCATCAAAATTCAAAATTAAATCCACCCTTCAGGTGGTTCAAAATTATCAAAATTCGAAGAATTCTTCGGGGTTGTTCTCACTGAGTGGGAATCTCTATAAAATTGAGATCAACCCTAGTCATCAAATTGGCTGGTTGGTTGGACAGA